ATAATCAATGACAATCTCACCCTTGTTGGTTGATATCTTGCAACCATAATAAGCAATAACCTCGCAATCAGGCATATCACCAAGGTCTGGCATATCCAAATCTTCTACGCTTGTAACAAGGGCGGGATAACCAAGTGCAGGTAATGTCATGTGCTCAATCCACGTGAAAGAGCAGCAATCCGCATCGCATTTGGCCATTACATCGCCTTCATTTGTTACAAAAAGAACCCCCGTTTTATCGTGGTTAACTTTAATTTCTAAAATAGTTTTACCGATAAGCACGTTACTCATAATTCCCACCCTGTTAAGTTATTTTTTCTAAAATTAAAGCTATTAGCACTGAACCAGACATAACGAAGGCAGCGGTATTAATAAACATTGCTAATTTAAAATCTGATCCGTGCTTGGCTTTACTTAAGGCTTTAATCTTAAATTCTTGAGTTTCAATCTCAGCCTTTAGCATTTCAATGTCTCTAACCTGCTCAAGAATAAGGCTTGAATTATCCCTGTTTAGTTTGCTATAAGCCGCGTTTGAATCCATAAGATCATTGGCAACATCAATATCGATGTAAGCTAGATTCGTGTCGCCGTGCTCGATCAGCTTCTTTCCACCAAGCAAATCACTAATGCTAAACCCTTCCCCGCATTTGGGGCATTCAAAGTCGCTCATAATTCCTACCCTTGTTTAAGTTAATGATTGCATCTTAGCGGCCAGTTTTTCAGCTTCTTTCTTGCAAGATATCGGTTCAGAAGTTTGAGAAAGCCATTGAAGCTCGCCAGGCTTAGAATATTTTCCGGTCACTAAAGTCAAAACGAGAACGTCATAAACGCGAACGTTAATGCTATCGGGATGTATGAAATCAATTATTCTTACATCCCCAGCTTTACCTGCAGTTTTATTTGTACTCATAATTCCTACCCTTGTTTAAGTTTGTTTGCACGTTTGATTTGATATCATATTAATATTAATTATTAATACTGTCAAGCTTGCACAAATATTAATTTGATATTACTATTAATGAAAATTAAGGAGACATTACTATGAGCGTTAAAAACTTCCCTCTTCGCATTTTAGATCCTGAGCTTAATGAATGGCTGGATTCACAAAAAAGAACGGGTAACAGCAAGAACACTATTATCAATGATCACTTGATGAAGATTAAGAAGGCAGAAGAGGCTAGAGAAAGAAGACTTAAAAAACAGGCATAAAAAAACCCGCGACGTCTAAATCTACGGGTTACAAACAAACACTCAGGAACAAGGTGATTATACATGAGTAAAAAGAGAAAGCCAAAGAATGGGGGGTCACATGACCTCATTTGTTAAGGCTATAAGAAGTGATCAGGCCTTATTTCTTGATAAGTATCCTAATGCTAATCATTTATTAAACGTCATTGCTAGGCGCTCAAGAAGGACTAAATGCAATCTAAATATGCTTGAAGTTGGCGAGTGTTTTGTGAGTTTTAGGTCTGTTGGATTGACCGAACAACAGTACAGAACTGCTAAAAAACAGCTCCAGAAATGGAACTTAGTTGAGTTCAAAAAGGGACGGAGGGTAACGGACAAAGGAACGGTAGCTTTCTTAATAGATTCAAGTGTTTACGACATAAACGTTGATGAAGGTAACGGAAGGGTAACGGAAGAGCAACGGAAGAGTAACGGAAGAGTAACGACAAACAAAGAATGTAAGAAAGAAAAGAATGAAATAAGTAATACAGATAAGAAAAAAACAAAGGCTGATCCAGTCCCGTATCAAAAGATTGCAGACACGTACAACGAGAAGCTACCAACCTATCAACAAGTGTTAAAACTCAACGACAATAGAAAGAAGAATATCAAAAAGTTTTGGAATGATGACCCAAGGCATCAAACAATAGAATTTTATGAGAATTACTTTTCTGACATTCCTAATAAACCATTCTTAGATGGAAGGGTTCAGCCAACAAACGGACATAGAAGATTTAAAGCTGACTTTGACTGGCTAATCAACCCTGTCAACTTCACTAAAGTGCTTGAGGGTAATTACGATGAGCTATGAATTTGATGAAACGTATTCACCATGGTCGGAGCAGGGTGAGCAAGGTGTACTTGGTGGAATGTTCCTTGATGCTTATAAATTCCCAGATGTGAGAGAGGTTATTTGTACAGAAGATTTCTATTCGCCCAATCATCGTGAAATATTCGAGGCCATGTGTTTTCTTGATGACGCTAAGAAACCTATTGATGTTGTAACTGTTAGCGATGTGCTTAACGACAATAGCTTACTAGATGCTGTAGGTGGATTGCCTTACCTTGTAGAGCTGGCTAGTGAATGCCCGGGTCACACCAACGTAGTCTCATACGCAAAGATCGTTAAAGACAAATCGAAAGAGCGTGAAGTATTAAAAACTGCCCAGCTCATGAGAAAAGCAATTGCAGCGCCTGATGGTACTAGCGAGCAACGTGTTAACAATGCTATGGGTATATTCAGTGAAATAGATTTTGATTCTGAGGTTGATGCTGATCAAACATATCAAGAGCAAATGAAAATGCTCGGTATTGATATCGAGAAAAAGTATGAAATGGGAACCACTGTTACAGGATTGGATACCGGCTTTACTGATATCAACAAGGTTACGGCAGGGTTACATGATCAAAATATGATTATCATGGCTGGCATACCTGGAAGCGGTAAATCAACCCTATCAATGAACATAGCAACAAATATTGCTCTAAATATACCCTCAGACGAAACAGGAGCGCGTTCTGGCCACGTTCTAGTGTTTAATATGGAAATGTCCTCACAAGAAGTTATTGGTCGTCAGATCGCTTATACGGGCGGCGTAGCGATGGATGCTATTAAGTCACCAAAATTGCTTGATCAATCTTGGACAGGTGGTTTCGATGCGTTCAAGGATGGCATGAACAAGCTCAAAGGCATACCGATGACCATTGATGACAGGCCAGGATTAACACCAGAGCAGGTAAGGGCTAAGGCTTTACGGGTTAAGCGTCAATATGGCCATTTAACACTGATAGTTATTGATTACATTCAGCTGATGGAAGTTAACAACAGTCAGGGCGAGACGGCAGACATCACGAAAATATCAAAATCAATTAAGCGATTAGCTAAAGAAATGGATTGCCCAATCATAGCGTTATCACAGTTGAGCAGAAAGGTAATGGAGCGCCATGGTAATAGACCTATTAACTCAGATCTAAGAAGTTCAGGTTCATTAGAGCAAGATGCAGACATAATAGCATTCGTTCACAGAATGAATACATCACAAGGCGACGATTACAACCCTTATGAAAGATTCGCTGAATTGATAATTGGCAAAAACAGGTCAGGCGAGTGCTCAAATGTAAAGCTTAGTTGTGATTTATCACGTAACAAATTTACGGACTTAAGAGGTGAGTGGCCCGTAATCGAAGAAACCAAAGGCAAAAAAGGAAATAGTTATGGCTATTAACGAGTGCGAATGGTGGTTCGGGTCAAGTGGTCGAGTAAATACGCAATGTGGGCATGTTGCAGTGCTAGATACTCATTCAAAGCGATGTCCGTTTTGTGACGAAAAGGTTTATATGTCAAGAACAGGTGCAGATGCAGAATATATAACATCGCACAATCTAAGTAGTGCAGATGCGGCAAGAAAAAATTTACATGTGAGAGGGTAGGTTGATGAATTACGATGAGTTGAGTGATTAATTGAATTATTGCTTATATTTATATTGACGTATTGCGTATATAGTTTAATATACGTACATACGTTAATTTACTGGGAATATACATGGCAAAACAAGATAGATCTAAATGTATGAAAAGCCTTTCAGATCACATATCAAGTAAACATGATGGAAATAACAGCCAGTTTGCCAGAGCTATTGATGTTAAGCGAAATCAAATACATCAATGGTTGAATGCAAAAAAGCCTGTTTTCGTTGTAGATGGAAAATTAGTTCAGGTTATACGTGATCTGAAGGGAAATTAAGTTAAATAAAGGTATGGTATGAGTATAAAAGTTACTGCTATTTGCGATGAGTGTCATAAAGAACTCGAAATAGGGAAGGATGAAAAAGCTATTGATTATGATGGTTGGGGAACTGTCTTTGATTATGACGAAGATTACTGTCCTGAATGTTGGCCTGATTATTGTGACTCCAACAGCGTAGACATTAAAACCGGCAAAGATTTATAAATTAAGGGTAGGGTATGAGCAAATTCAAAAAAGGAAGTATTGTAGATGTAAAGCCGGTTATGTCCTCAAAATTCAGAGGCTGCATATTGAATGCCATCGATGTTGATTATCCTGAATACACTCATTGTAGAATCTCAAATCTTAACGATGGCTCTGTGGATTTTTATCATGAATATGAGATAGATCCTAACGTGGTTATATCTGACATTAATGATTTTGCGGGTGATTCATGAGTTTATTATGTGATTCATCGGGTGTTCCGTTGCTTATTCAGAATATATCATACTCATATAGACGTATGATGTTTATTGCTGAGTTTTTTAATGGTGAATCTCTTGTATTTACAAGTGATCAGGTTTGCAGTGGTGTTTGCATTATGGATAGGAGTCCAAGCAGAATTCAAATGCTAGAGGCTGAAAATAATATACATAAACTTGCACTGAGAGACTGGCGCAAATGGTTTCCATATCTGAGGGTTGTTGCATGAATAAATTCATCGTAAAGCCTAATTTTTCTGTTAAAGAAATTGTTAGTATTTCAAAGACTGCTAAAGGGGTAGTTAATTCGTGCCAAGAAACTGACAGGATTCTTATCCAGTTACAGAAGGCCCATTCGCCATGGAACCAGACAGGCGGATTTAATGGGTAAATTAAATTGCAAATGCGGTAATACAATAAGCGATGTATCAAGTCCTTGTGATTATGTTGGCTGGCTTATGAGTGATAGAGCTGCTGAAGATTCAAACGCTGTGCACATAGAAGGCTGTAATTCAGTATGTGAGTGTAATAGCTGCGGAAGAATTGCTGTAGATAACGGTAAATCTGGCGGAGTTGTATGGTTTACGCCTGATAGTGGGAAGTATGAGGGGGTTTGTAAGTAATGATATCAAACAAGGACAATGAAAAATGAAAAAACTAATTTTAATTTTATTAGTAATTGCTCCACTTAATGCCAATGCAAGCAAATGCTATTGGGTATGCAGCCAGGGTCAATGGATACCAGTTAAGACGGGTATTGGCCTATGCCCATTGAAGCCTGTCAGATTGTGTCCGGTTTATAGATAGTCATGGCTAAAAGAGTGCATCATATAGGCAAAAGCTATCAGAATTTAACATGTTGATAGTTTTTTGTTATTGTTAAGTTAAAAGAATTTAAAGGGTAGGCATGAAAGATCGATGGTTAGAGTTAAGAGAACCGTATGACTTGGAAAAAAACGGTGATCAGTTTGGCGTTAAGGCTGACGGAAGAAACTTATTTTTTAAAGTGCTTGAGGTTAAAGGTAACAAGGTAAGAGTTGAAGAAGTTAAAGATAGTGAATCTTGGGCGCATTTAGTTGACTTAGGGGGTAATGATGGCGGGTAAGCTAAACGAAAAGCAGATAATGTTTTGCCGCGAATACATTGTAGATCTCAACGCAACTCAAGCAGCAGAAAGGTCTGGGTACAGTAAAAAAACAGCAAGAAGTCAGGGTCAACGTCTGTTGACACATGTTGACGTACAGGAAAAAATAACAAAGTTAAAGGCAGATAGAAGCAAATCGCTTAATATCAATGCAGAATACGTCCTAACTCAAGCTGTAAAGCTGCATGAAAGATGTATGCAGGAGGAGCCTGTTCTTGATAAAGAGGGCAACGAGATTGGAGAATATAAGTTCGAGCACGCAGGTGCGGCAAAGTCTCTTGAAATAATTGGCAAGCATGTTGATGTGCAAGCGTTCCTCGAAAAATCAAAAGTTGAGGCGACTATCACTCATGAGCAATGGCTTGATACTTTAGAATGACAGCACAAGATAAGCGGCTAAGGCTGAAAGATGATTTCGACTTCTACGCTAGGAACTGTTTAAAAATAAGGACAGAGGCTGATGGTATACAGCCCTTCTCTTTTAACTCAGCTCAAAGAATAATTCATGATGCGCTTGAGGAGCAGTATAGGAAGACTGGCAGAATAAGAGCAATAATCTTAAAAGGGAGGCAGCAAGGTGCATCAACGTACACTGAGGGGCGCTTTATATGGAAGACTACTCACAACAAAGGCGTTAAAGCCTTCATATTGACGCATGACGGAGAGTCAACAAACGCACTGTTTGAAATGACTAAGCGTTATTATGACAACCTGCCTGAATTTGTTAAGCCCATCATAGAGAAGTCAAACGCAAGGGAGTTGAAATTCTCTTTGCTTGATTCTGGCTATAAGATCGGTACAGCTGGTAATGCTGAAGTGGGGCGCGGTCAAACTCTTCAATGCTTTCATGGTTCAGAGGTGGCGTTCTGGAAAAATGCAGGCCAGTTGACTAAGGGTGTACTTCAGGCTGTACCAAGCGCACCAGGAACAGAGGTCATACTTGAATCAACAGCAAACGGCCTAAACAATTACTTTCACCAGCAATGCAAGCTGGCTGAAAAGGGCTTATCTGACTTTATATTCATATTTGTTCCGTGGTATGTAA